CTCTCGCCCGAGACCCGCGGTCGGATCACCGAGTCCTCGCCGCTGACGGTCGTCCTCGCGGCAGGATACGACTGGACGGGGCCGCACACTGTCGAATCGGGTCGGATCGCCACCCTCTTCTCCGGCGACGTCCGGGTCGCAAGCTCGGCGGCGGCTCCCGCGCGACGACCGGCTGGGCGGAAACGCCGGAACAGTCTGAGTGTGCAACGGGATCTCGTGGACGTGATCACGACGATCGAGGCCGAGGACGCGGGCACGGCCTACCGGACGGCGACGGTCTCGCTCTCGTGCGGGGCCGGTGGCTCGGTGCTCGCCGCGATCCGGCATTGCCTTTCGGCCATGGCGGTCGGCGAAGGCAACCTGATGGAGCTCGGGTCGCTCGGGCTCGGCGGTGAGATCCTGACGTTTGCGGCGGGGACCACCCTCTACGGGCAGGCCCACCGGGAACTCGATCGCCTGATCCGCTCATGCGGGCTCACGTGGTCGATCCAGGACGGGGCGCTACAGCTCCGTCAGGCAGGTCGCGCCCTTGCGGCGACCGCGATCCGGCTCACTCCGACGACGGGCCTCATAGGGAGCCCGGAGCCCGACGCGCAGGATGGGACCGTGGCGGCGACCGCGCTCCTGATCCCGGGGCTCTACCCCGGGCGCCCCGTCGTGCTCGAGGCTCGGGACCTGAGCGGGTCGTACCAGGTCCGCCGCGTGCGCTACGTCGGCGACACGGCCGGAGCGGAGTGGTATGCTCAACTCGTGCTGGAGGCGCGCTGATGGATCGTCCCTCGCTCGCCGAGGTGATGCGCGAGATCCTGGACGCCAGGGCGGCGGAGATCCATACCGCGATCCCCGGGCGCGTGGAGAGCTATGACGCGACAACGCAAACGGCGGATGTTCAGCCGCTCATCCCAGCTGGGCTCCCCGTTGTGCCGAGCGTCCCCGTCCGCTGGCCCGCGGCCGACGGCGGGGCCTCGTACCTGATCCTGCCCCTCGCGCACGATGACACGGGCCTCCTGATCTGCTGCGAGCGGGATATCCGAGAGTGGCGGCGCACCGGCGAGCGCGGGGATGCGCCCGACCTCGCAGTCCATGGGCTCGGCTCGGCGACGTTCCTGCCAGATCTGCGACCAGCGTCCGTGTCGCTGCCGACGGTGCCTCCGGGCGTGACAGTCCTCGCCGGTGCCGATCTGAGGCTCGGAGCCCCCACGGCGACGAAGGCCGCGATGCACGAGGACACCATCACGGCGATCACGACGTGGGCCGCCGCCGTGTCGGCCGCGATCACAACGCTTGGCGGTGACATCACGGCCGAGACGGCGCAACTCGGAACGGACCTCGCGGCATCGAAGTCGCCATCGGTCCGGGTGGAGGACTGATGTCCGATCTCAAGCTCACCACGGCGACCACGGCGGAAAACCCGGTGCTCCACGACCTGGAGCTCGACGGTGATCGGCTCGTCTGGGTCGGGCTCGAGGACGGCGACACGGCCGACGCAGGGGCGATGATCGCACAGCGGGCGGCGTGCCGGATCCTGCTCTGGCGCGGGGAGTGGTACCTCGACCAGCGGATCGGGACCCCGTGGAAGCAGACGCTTCTCGGCCGGATCACTGAGGCCAGGATCAAGGCCGTGCTCCGTGGCGTCCTCCTGGCCGCCCCGGGCATCGCCTCGGTGGTCTCGATCGACGTGATCCGTGACACGGAGGCCCGCACGGCCCGCGTGCGATGGATCGCGCGGGCTGACACCGGGGCCGTGATCGGCCCCGAGTCCATTGACATCCCATTCGTCCCGAGGGAGGCGACCTGATGGCCGACGCGCTGACCACGACCGGGCTCACGATCGACTCGCTCGAGACGCGCCTTGCGCGGGTGAAGGCGACGCTCAGGGCCGCGATCCACCCGAACCTCGAGCTGTCGGCCGATCAACCTTCCGGGCAGACCGTCCAGATCCAGGTGGAGCGCATCCAGGCCCTCCTCGAGCTGATCCGCGAGATCTATGACGCATGGGATCCCCGTTCCGCGACCGGGCACAGTCTGACGGCCCTGGCGGCGCTCACCGGGACCTACCGGCACGCGGCGACCCACGGGCATGTGACGCTCACGCTCACTCTCGGTGCAGCCGTGACGGTCCCGGCCGGGTCCGTCGCCGCCGTCGCCGGGGCTCCCGCGAATCGGTGGGCGACCGATGAGGACGTGACCTCCGTCGCACCGGGGCTCTATCTGGTGGCGGCGACCGCCGAGGAGGCCGGCGCGATCGTCGCGCTTGCGGGCACGATCACGGTGATCGCCACCCCCGTCGCGGGATGGACGGCGGTTACCAACGTGTCGCCCGCAGTCCCGGGCGAGGCCGAGGAGTCGGACGCGGACCTCCGCGCCCGGCGCGAGGCCGAGCTGTTCCGCGGCGGCTCGACCTCGGTCGATGCGATCCGCGCGGATCTCCTCGCGCTGGCCGACGACGGCATGATCGCGGTGACGGTGCTCGAAAATGAGCTGGACCATTCGGCTGGCGTTCCGCCGCTTCCGCCGCACTCGGTCGAGGCGATAGTGTGGGACGGATCTCCGGTCGGCGGACCCTACGTCGTGCCGTCGGCGACGATCGCCGAGGTGCTCTGGCAATCGAGGGCCGCGGGAGTCCGGACCCATGGAACCACGACCGTCGCGCACACGGACGACCAGGGGAACTCCCACGTCGTGAGTTTCTCGCGCGTCGCACCGCTCCGGGTCTCGGTCCGCGTGGACGTGACCACCGGATCTGGCTACGTCGGTAACGCGGCGGTACAGGCCGCAGTCGCCGCATGGGCGACCTCGGATCTCGGGCCGGGCGATGATGTCTACAGGTCGAAAATCTCCGGCGTCGCCGTCGCGCTCGGCGGGGTGATCGATGTCGTCGATGTCCGCCTCTCGATCTGGCCGGCGCCGCCGGTTGCGGCGGATCTCACAGTGCTGGCACGCGAGATCGCCACGATCGCGGCCGGCGACGTGTTGGTTGTGTGAGGTAGCGATGGAGTACAAGCTCGAATCGAAGCACGGATCTCTCGTCATCGGCGAGAATGACCATGAGTACATCGATTTCGCGGTCAAGAATTCGGCGGCCGTCGGCGGTCACGACACCATGCGTCTCGTTGCATCGCACCTCGGGTATCCGATCGTCATCTACGGCTCGTATGTTGCCGAGGAAACGCTCGATCAGATGACCCACAAGACAATCATGTCAATCCGGACGATCACCACATATCCGGTCGAGCCGAGTGAGCGGAAGGGTTGATGGCCTGCCATTCATGCAACGTGGTTTTTCATGCCGGTCCGGCCCCGGTCGTCGACACGATCTATGACCTCTCGGGCACGGTAGGCGCGGCCGAGCGGAGAGTCCGAATCCGCGTCGAATGCGACACGGCCGGCCGCCAGGTCACCGCCCGGCCCGGCCCGGGGCCAGGACCAGGTCCGGACCCGCATCCGACACAGTGGTCCTCCCCTACCGGGCTGGTCCCGGTGTGCTCGGCGTGGATCGACGGCGCGGCCGAGGTCGTGGTCAACGAGACCATGACCGACCCGCTGGGTCAGATCCGGATGATCGTCAACGCGGCGTGTGTCGTCGAGTTTCGTTTGATCCAGTGGGACGAGGTCGCCGCGGATGGATACGCAACCGTGTACGGTCCGGCCGTCCCACCTGCGGCGTGGATTAACCTCGGCCTCGATCCGCCGGTGTCTGGCGAGCAGATGATCGGGCTGAAACACCACCACGGGGGAGGCGCAGGATACCCGTTTTTTACGACTCGAACCGACACCGAGGCTATCTGGGCGTGGCCGGGTCACGGATCCGGCGGCGTCAACGTCGTCGGGCGCTGCGATCTGCTGCTCGCCATGACCGACACCGGGGTCATCGAGCGGCTCGGCGAGGGATGGGCTACTCACCGAGCCGATCTTGCGTGCCATTGGCCCATCACCGACGACCGAGCCGATCCGGCAAACCCGATCCACCCGATGGGCGCGGCTCCGGTCGGTGCTCCCGTGGCCCTGGATCTTTCGCCGGTCGTCGGATCTGGTCGCCGGAACGCGCTCCTCAGGATCTACGCGAATCCAGCCGGCGCCGGAAACTTCGTCCGCCTCCGATTTGCGCCATCAGACGACCCAGGCGCGGCGGCGTACTCGTTCCCGACCGCCACCGGGATCATGGTGAACGAGCACGCGCTCGGCGTGTCCATGTGCGTTGCGTACCGAGGCGTCGCGTTCCAGAGGGTGTCATACGCATGGATCGAGACGGGACCTGCCGGGATCGTACTGTGGTCCTCTGTCGCCGGTGAGGACGTCGAGATCGAGGTCGTCTGCCACGAGGTTGTCTCCGCAGCGGTTCCTCCTGTCATTACCGGCACAGGGCCGGTCGGCGGGGCCGTCTCCCCGGGCGCGCCGATCACGTTCACGACGACCGACGACGTGCAGGTCATCGAAGGTTCGCTCAGGCTTCGGATCCGTCATGGCGGCGCCGGTCCGTGGACGACGGCCATGGTCGGCGGGATCTGGCAGGGGCCGTTCGGCGGGACGAAAACCCCGAACGCCGGGAACGGCTTTGACGTCGCCTGCACCACACACCCACCGATGGCCGTTGGCCTCTGGGAGGCCGAGGCGTACTGCGAGGACGGCGGTGGTCTGTCGGACACGGACACATGGTCGTGGACCGTAGCGGCGAACCCACCGACGTGCCAGCGGAAATGGCCTGGCTCCGGTGACCTCGTGACCCAGGACCCGATCATCGGATTCGGGCTCGAGGACGCATGGGGGATCACGCTGGCCTCGGTGAACCTCACGCTACGCTGCCTCGATGACGAACGGCTTCTCATCGTCGCCGGGGCCGTCAACGCCGACGAATACAAGGCCCAGATCCTCGCCAATGGCGCGAACGGCTACGACTGCCAGGGACGCCTTGTGCGGGGGCTCGATGATCGACACTGGACGCTCGAGTTGACAGCGACGAATGTGGTGGGGGTGCCGCTCCCATGACGACCTGGAGCTTCACGAGCTGGAACGATGAGATCCCGATCGAGGATCACGGCGAGGCCGTGCGGCTCGCACTCATCCTCCAGTACCTCGAATCCGTGCGGCTCCGGGCCTTTCTCGATGCCCACGTTGACGAGATCCAGAGCGCCGAGGACGTCGCTTACGACATGCTCGCGCGCCGCTCCGTGTACACCGCCGAGGGCATGCAGCTCGACAGGCTCGGCGTGATCGTCGGCCAAGAGCGGATCGAGGCGTATGCGACCGACGATGATGCGTACCGGACGCACCTGCTCGCCGTGATCTACGTCCACATGGCGGACGGCCAGCCACTCCAGATCTACGAACTGCTCGAGGTCCTCAGCTGCGTCGCCGGCGTCCAGCTCCGCGAGGTGCCCCCGGCCGCTTTCGAGGTCTCCGTGGTGGACTGCGACTATCCGGCCGTGGTCAACACCCTGATCCAGGGCCTCACCGGCGCCGGGATCGCGTGCTATTTTTGCTACTCGCGCTTTCCGCTCGACGAGACGTTTCAGGCGTCGGGCACCTATGCGACCGAGGAGTACGACGCTGACACGGGCGCCGGATCCGTCTACAGCGCGGCCGTTGGAGGCCGCAGTTCCGGGGTGTTCAGATGAGACCAGGGATTCTGCGATGGGCGACAAACCTCCTTCACGCGGCGGGTCCGGATCCATGGTCCGGCCAGCCGAACAAGGTCCCGCCGGCCGCCGGCAAGGTCGCCACGGGGCGGACGCCAGAGGAGCGACCACCGGCCGAGGAAACGAACTGGTGGAGGCACGCGATTGCCACGCTCGCCCGGGCCGCGGCCTCGATGCGCGCGGCGAACTGGACCCGCGAGGACACCTCGAATCTCGCAGTCGCACAGATCGGCATCCAGCCGTTCGGCGTGGCCAACGCCGACCTCGCCGGACCGGATCGCCCGATGTCCATCGTCATCGCACAGGGCGCGCTCGGTGTCCCGGAGGCGTACTACTCCGAGACCGGACGCCGGATCTGGACGCCGTGGGGTCCGGTCCCCGGAGGCGGCTCGACGCTTCCCACGGGGGTCGCGGCCGACGGTGCCGGCGGGGTCGCACAGACGCTCCAGGCCCCGGCGGACCAGATCTACATCTCCGGCGCTCCAGGTGCGCCTTGGGTCCTGTGGCCGTTCGCTGCCGCACCAGGTCTCTTCTGGGCCGGGATCGCGTGCGACGGTGACGACGTGGCCCCGATCTGGGCGATCGTCAACACGACCTCGGCGGCAGTCTACTGGGCACCGGCTACGGGCGCGCCATTCGTCGTCGCGGCGACACCACCTGGATTCGCGGCGAGCTGGCCCCTGATCCGGCACTCGGGCCATCATCCCGATGACCTCTACCCCGGAGATCCGGGCAACGAGGTGTTTCTGATTCTGACGAACACCGATGCATCCTCGAGCGCCGACGGCGACACCTGGACCGCGGCCGTCGCGCACGGAATGACCAACGTCCCCGAGGGCTTCGCCTATTCGCGGCAGGACGCGACCTGGATTGCGATCGAGAGGTCCAACCCCGGGAGCCGGATCGCCGTGTCCGTGGACAACGGCGCGACGTGGGTGGAGACCACCCCGATCGACTCCGGGATCGACCTGACGGTGGTCGGCGCATGGGCGCGGATCGCCTGCGACGGATACGGACACTGGGCCGTGCTCGAGAGCGGCGGCCCGGGCACGCACGCCGAGCTTCACGTGTCCGTGGACAACGGTGAGACCTGGCGGCGTGTCTACCCCGAGGAGAACGCCGCGGCCGGCGACACGATTCAACTCGACGAGGGGGGGCTCTGGTACGGCAACGGCGCGTTCCACCTGCTCACTTCGGACGGCGCCGGGACGTTCTATGGTGCGATCTCGCTCAGGGCGCTCGAGTAGTTGACACGTCGTCCGGATCCGTGACAAGATCCGGGTGTCGAAGGAGGATAGGACATGCTTTCAGATCCGGGGATCAGCGCAGTTCCGGCTGCGGATTCGGCCGCAAACGCAACGACGCGAGACGTCGTCGGGAACAAGACGGATACCGTCGCGGGCACCAGCCTCGTGAGCCTGGCACTCCAGGCGCTCGGATTCCTCCAGGGAGGCGCGATCCCGGACCATATCTCTCAGATCGCCCCCGGCTTGGCCGTCGGTCAGACCCTCACCGGGGCGGCCGGCGCGTGGACGCTCGGAGCTCTCGCCGAGGTCTTGGCGGCCGGTGGAGCGCCAGCTGGCCCGTACACCGTGGACGAGATCATCCTCGATACCCCGTCAGCCCTCCAGATCGGGGCGATCGAGCTCTACCATGGCGCTGCGGACACCCCCTGCGGGCGGGCGAAATACGAGATCCTCACCGCCGTCGGATCCATGCCCGTGCTCAAGATCCACACGGGGATCATCCCGGGCGGATCGCGGGTGAGGGCGGCCCTGGCGACAGCGGCCGGAGGCGCGCAGACCATCAACGCGACCATCCGGTATCACGTCCTGTAGTACCAGATCTCCTCGCTGTGGTAAGCTGGTCTCGCGGGGGTCGGAGGAAGCATGACGACCGCGATCCATGATCCATCATGGCGATGTCCAGCCCACGAAGACCTGATCCGCGAGGTCGCGGAAACTCGATCCGTCGCGGAACAGACCCTCGCCACGGTGACCCGGATCGAGGCCCGGCAGTACCGCTCGGCGGGCGCCGAGGGGCGTCACGCAG